CTTGAAGTAAAAGATAAACCAACAATGGTGTATTGCAAATTGATTAATGATGAAATATTTAAATACTATGGAAGAAACATTCTTGGAGGAGATATTTCAGATGAATCTGTCTCCTAATGAATTTTATGTTTTACAATGCTTAATTAAACAAGAGAGACCTAAAGTTGTAAATGCACATTTAGAATTAAGAAAATTACAAAGCAAAGATTACATAGACAAAGATTTTATAATCACAGACAAAGTAAACAAACTAAAGCACTTACTACCAAAGATTGAAGACAAAGATAAAACTGTAGATAATATTGATGCATATATAAATATATTTCCAAAGCTCAAACTACCTAGTGGTAAATATGCTAGATCTCATAAGACTAATATTAAAGCATGTTTTCAATGGTTTTTTAAGAACTATTCATATTCATGGAACACTATTCTTAAAGCAACTAGTTTTTACGTACAAGACTTTGAATCAAAGAATTATTTATATATGATGACTTCCCAGTATTTTATATGTAAAACCAAAATTGATAGAACTAAAGAATCAGAATTAGCAAATTATTGTGAAATGTATGAAGACGGTACTTTAGCTCAACAACCTACCCACTTTTCAGATAAAGTGGTTTAATTCAGTTATATGGTTACATGGAAAACACAAAAGGAAGGATTGAAAGAGTCCTTAGATTACCTAAGAGGTAGACGAGATGGTTTAATTACATCTATTAAGACCCCTTGGATTAAATTTAATGATGCTACTACTGATGGTTTAGAGTGGAATACTCTTACTGTTATTGGTGGTAGACCAGGTTCTGGTAAAACTCTAATTAAAGATCAAATCATAAGAGAAGCTTTTGTGCTCAATCCAAAAGAAGATTTTAATGTACTTGAGTTTCAGTTAGAGATGCTTGCAAGAACTTCTGCAGTTAGAGAGTACTCTGCAATACTAGGTAAGTCATACAAATACTTATGTAGTGCTGATGGAGTATTATCAGAAGATGATTTACAAAGATGTTTTGAGTATGCAAAGAAGAAAGTAGGATTACCAATTGATATTGTAGAGGAACCCGTTACCGTTGATGAGTTCAAGGAGATTATTGAAAGGTATATGTTTGAGAAAAGAGTTCTTGGTAGTTATGTTAAAACTATCATTACCTTAGATCACTCAATCCTACTAAGAAAAAAGAGTGGACAACAAAGAATGGATGCACTATCAGAACTTGGTGAGGTGCTTACAGAACTAAAAAGAAAATATCCTATTCTGTTTATTATATTGAGTCAGCTCAATAGGAATGTTGATAACCCAGAAAGAACTGAAGATGGTAAGTATTCAAATTACATATTAGAATCAGACATATTTGGGGGTGATGCATTATTACAACATGCAGATACGGTTGTTGGTATTAATAGACCTGCAAGACAAAAGATCAAGTTTTATGGACCAGACAGATATATCATTAATGATGAAACTGTTCTAGTTATGCATTTCCTTAAATGTAGAAATGGTGATACTCGTATGAGTTTTTTCAAAGCTGAATTTAATAGGATGAGAATCATAGAAAGTGAAACTCCTCCCCAAGCAAAAATTAAAATGAACTAATATGAAACTAAAAACAAATGATAAAAAAGCGGAACCTACTCAAGTTGAGAGTAGATATGTAAAAGTACAAGAACTGAGAAAGTACCATCAAGCAACATTAGATGCTTATGGTAGACCAGATGCAGACTTTATACCTAAGATGGCTTATATCCCTAAAGGGAAAGAAGAGTTGTGTATAGGATTTTTTCCTTCTGAGATGAAGAGAGGTGTAGACTTCTTTACAGAATTTGTAGATAAGAATCTACAACCAGAAGACCCTGAAAGAAAGTTATACTTATGGAAGTATAATCAGTTTTGGGAAACTGAATATGAACAAGTTGACAATGGTACTTATGTATGGGCAATGGTTCCAGTATCTGAACTATATGTAGTTGACTTAAAAGATTATGTTACTAAGGTTAATACTAATGAATTTGAACTTATAGGTAAAGCAGTAACATCAATTGATGGTGATGCTCCTATAAGTGAGTTAACAATCAAAGACTTAGCTGCTATCTTATTAAACAAACCTTGTAGTGACAAACCTTTTTTAAATAAATTAATTTTAAGCTAATGGCATCAAGTGTATTAATTGTAGGGGACTCAGGTTCTGGTAAATCAACAGGTATTGAAAATTTAGATCCAGCATCTACATTTTTGATTAATGTTGCAAACAAACCTCTTCCTTTTAAAGGCTGGAAAAGTAAGTATATCTCATGGAGTAAAGCTGAACCAGCAGGAAATATGTATGTAAGACCAGAATCTGATAATATCATATCTTGTCTGCAATATGTATCTAAGTCAAGACCTGAAATCAAAACTATTGTAATAGATGATTTTCAGTATATGAGTGCTTTTGACTATATGGATAAAGCAATGGAGAAAGGTTTTGACAAGTTCACCAAAATGGCTGTCAACTTAACCAAAGTAGCAAGAATTCAGAATGAGTTAAGAGATGACTTAGTTATCTTTATTCTTAATCACTCAGAAGAATCTGTGGATATTGATGGTAATAGAAGAATTAAAGCAAAGACCATTGGTAAAATGATTGACAACACGGTAACTCTAGAAGGTTTATTCTCAATTGTCCTATTTGCAAAAGCAAGAAAAGACAAAGACAAAGGTATTAGATATATCTATGAGACTCAAACTAATGGAGAAAACACATGTAAATCACCAAAAGGTATGTTCAATGAATTTGAAATACCCAATGACCTAGAATTTGTAAGAACAACAATTTTAAATTACGAGAACAACTAAATAAATAACTATGCTAAGTACAAAAAACATCCCATCGGGATCAGGTATGTCAAAGAGTATATTACCTGGAGCTAAAGTGTTAAAGATTAATTCTGTTACTTTAGACAAAGTATCTTATAAAGAAGATGCATATCATTTAACTTTACATTGTGAAACAGAACCTGTAGAAGGTTTAGATGGTTTCTTCATTGATAAAGATGATACATCAAAAGGTAAACACCTAGGTCAAATTGGTAGAATTAAAGCAGGATCTTATCCATTTTCTGATGGTATGACTAAATCAGGAATTAAAATTGAAAGAGATAGAACAATTTTACAGTTTGTAAAGAATGTAGCTACAGAGTTAGGTTTTTATGACTGGTTTGAAGCTCAAGATAATAAGTTTAGTACTATAGAGGATTTTATTTCTCATCTTGATGCATCTAAACCGTTCAAGAATATCTACTTTAATGCAGTAGTATCTGGTAAGGAATATGAAAAAAATGGTTATATTAATTATGACTTATTCTTTCCAAAATTTGATAAGACATCTAAGCCAATGGAAGCAATTAAATCAGTAGATACTGCTAATCAAGGTGCTCTTATTGTGTTTGACAATGAACTTCATATCAAGAAATTGAGTAAGGCACCAACATCAGCACCAGTAGATTTATTTGAAGGATCTCTTCCTGTGAGTAATTCTGTTGGTAATGATTTTGAATTATAATCATTAGAATTTTATAAATTTGGGCGGGCACTAACACCCGCCCTTTTTATTTCAATATTATGCTCTCAACCAAAGATTTATTTTCAATTAGTGATGTTCCAGAAAGTTGGATATTTGAATATTATGCAGGTTTATCAGGTAGTTTGTTGGGAGAGGATATAACCTTAAAATCATTATTTAAACCTAACGAGAAAACACCATCAATGAAGATCTTCTATAAAGATGGAAGATATTTCTATAAAGATTTTTCCTCTGGTAATGGAGGTACAGCTATTAATTTAGTTGAAAAGGTATACGGATTAACATATGGAGAAACGATAAGCAAGATCATTAATGATTACAAGTCTTATCATGGTAATGGAAAAATATATATTAAGCAAAGTTTTAAACCTAAAGATAAAACAGTAGTTGATAGTTTTGAAATCAAACCCTGGACACAACGTGATGCTAAATTCTGGTCTAAGTTTAACATTGGTTCTAAGTTATTAGAACTATATAATGTTAAACCTTGTGATATTATCTTAAAGAAAGGTGATAAGATAATAGACTTAAGAGGTAGAATGATCTATGGTTATTTTGATAGCAATGGTGAGATATATAAAATATATCAACCATATAATCAAGACAATAAGTTTCTAACTTTTAAATCTCACATACAAGGTCTTGATCAGTTGGAGTATAAACATAAATATTTGGTTATAGTATCATCTTTAAAAGATGGTCTATCTCTTAATAGTTTAGGTTTACCTGTAGAATTTATAGCACCAGCAAGTGAGAATACTATTATTGAACCAGTTGTAATTGATATTCTAAAATCAAAATATCAAAAGATTATTACTATCCTTGACAATGATGATGCTGGATTAAGAGCAATGCTTAAATACAACAGTTTGTATAATCTACCATATGCTAATCTTGATATGTCTAAAGATATATCAGATTCTGTTAAAGATCATGGTTCCCAAGAAGTTAAATTAAATTTATACTCTTTACTTAAAAGTATTATAAAATGAGCTGGATATATAAAGGAATGGTATTTACTGATGAAATGATACCAGATGATGCAATTGGATTCATATATAAAATGGATACAACATATGAAGGTAGAATAGTTAGTTACATTGGTAGAAAGAATTTCTTTACTGATGCAAAAGCAAAAATTCTTAAGAAGAATCTACCTAAAGATAAACGTAAGAAGACATATACTAGAGTAAGGAAGATGACATATCAAAATTACTATAGTAGTAACTTAGTACTGAAGAATTTACATAAAGAAGGTTGTCCTATACGTAGGGAAATACTTAGGATATGTCATTCTAAAACAGAACTATCTTACTATGAAACTAAGTATCAATTTGTACATGAAGTGCTTGAATCAGATGAATGGTTAAATGGTAATATCTTAGGAAGATTTTATAAACAAAAGAAACATGACAGATAATGAATCATTAGAGAAAATTAGTAAGTCATTAATGTTAAAAGAGCCCTTCTATGGGCTCTTTCTCATTATGCTTAATAAAGTATGGAGACAAGATGTACCTACTGCAGGTGTATCAAGAAATAATATCAATTTTCAGTTGGCTATAAATCCAGAGTTCTGGAATAGTTTATCTGAAGATCATAAAATAGGCTTATTAAAACATGAGCTATTACATATCTGTTTTCATCATTTATCTCTTAGAGATATTCTGAATGATCATAGAATATTTAATATTGCTGCAGATATTGAAATTAATCAATATATAGATGGACATCAATTACCTGAAGGAGCATTACTACCAAAAAGTTTTCCTGAATTAAGTTTAGGAATAAAGGAAGGTACTAAGACTTATTATACAATCCTTCTTGATGCTGCACAGAATAATAAATCAAAAGCTTTAAATGATTTATTAGAACAATTAGCTAATAATCCAGATCATCCTACTAATCATTCTACATGGAATGAGTTTGATGAGTTAGATGAATCAACTAAAAAACTAATTGAAAAGCAAGCTAATCATTTAATGAATGAAGTTGCTGATCAAATTAAAAAAGCTAAAGGTCAAATTCCTGGACTTATTGCTAATTTATTAGATAAAATAAATTTAAAGGAAGAACCCAAGTTTGACTGGAAAGGTTATCTTAGAAGATTTGCTGGAGGTTCTAGCAAGATATTTACTAAGAAGTTAAGAAGAAAATTTAATAAAAGATACGAGGATAGTCCTGGTTTAAAGATTAAACCTAAAAAACATATTCTTGTTGCTGTAGATACATCTGGTTCTGTTTCACAAAAAGAACTTGTAGAATTCTTTCAGGAAATAAATCATATTCATAAAACTGGTACCGAAATAACAGTAGTACAATGTGATTCTGCTATCAGTTCAATTGAAGAATATAATCCTAGAAAAGAAATAAAATTACAT